TCTCGGTTACTACTGATTAAGTATGAAAACTCTTGATATCTATAGCTGTCTCTTAATTTAAATTGATCAGATGATACGGATTTATCATTACTTGTATCGAAAATAAAGTCCTTTGGATATATTAAGGTTACAACTTCATTATAGAATATTTTAAAGAATGTATAAATGCTTTCTTCACTACCTCGATTGGTATAATAGTTTGCAATTATTTTAAAAAGCCGCTGACGATCTAATGTTTCGGATTGCGGAATGTTTGGAGCAATGACTCTTTCAATAGCATCCAAATATTTTTCACTTGCTAAATCAATATCATGAGAAGAAACCATATTTGAGATTTCAAAAGAAGGGCCTAGTTCGGAATTAAGATGCTTATAATATTCTTTAATTAAGACTATTAATTTTTTAGCCTCACTTTCAAAAAAGTCAGGAAGAACATCTGCTGCAGAATAATTTTCTACAGCCTTTGAATTACCACTAGCTACGCTTTCAATCATTTAATTAATCTCTTTCTCTTGGGAATGCTTTATAATCAATTGACTCAGTAGCTCCACCTCGAGCAATCTCATCAGGGTTAGCAATTATTCTAGTTGAAGTTTCATCAATTCTTAAAAGAAAGTTTCTAGCACCAACTACGTCATTGGATTCAGGATGGACCAATATTTTTAATTTAACAGGAGTATCTGCAAATATAGAACGAAGTTTTAATACACCTGTCTCTAAATTTAATTCGCCAACATTTCTAATTTTAGAAATAGAATTTTGATCGCCGAGCTTATAAAGAAATATGTTTCTTTCACGAGATGAGTTAGCTTTAGCCTCATCTCCTAAAAATACGCGATCTCCATTTTCAGTCCATGGAATATTTGTTGTTGTTTGAACCAAAACAGAGCCATCATCAACGGTTAAAGGAACGCCGAACTCAACATTAAATACATTTTGGCTATTATCATCAGGAATATCAATAGTTTGTTGTACAAACACTCTAACGTGTGTATTAAGAATAGCACGTGAAGCATTATCTACAGCACCAACAAATTGAGAATGCCTAAAGATTGTATCAAACTTATTTAAAACATTATTGTTATAAGGTATTAATACATCTCTTTCAACAACAGCTTGCATTTCATTTGTTACTAAACTTGTAATGTTTGTATCATACTTAAATAATACATCAAGAACAATATTAATATATTTCGCATCAACAATCTCGGGCTGAATAGATAGAATTTTTTTAGTACCAAGATAATCTAGTATTTCTTCTTTATTTAAATTACTAAGCTTTTCGTATTGTTGGCTATTAGAAAAGGTATCAAGTGCAATGAATATTTTACCATATTGAGGAGGAATCGCATCTTCCCCACCCCATACGCTTGCACTTTGAATATAACCAAACTTAGAAAGAATTAGGCTTCGATAATCATCTGCGGTCACTGCTCTGTTTTGAGTAGTAAAAGAGTTAGTTGCATTAATCTTTAATTCATTATTTGATTCTTTAACGGATCCGCCAAAGACTCTACCATTATCTTTAATACTTAATGAAACCGCCTTTCCAATAGGATTATTAGTATCATTAATTTGGTTAACTGAGAAACCAGAATTTAAACCATTGGCTGCAGTTCCTTGAGTAGTTAAATATTCAATTTCAACAACCTGACCAGCATTAAGGTTTTTACCAAAAATACCATTACCGAAATATATTTCATATCTACCAAATGAGTTTTCAAATATAAAGTAAATTGTTGATTCTTCATTTACACTGCCAATATTAGAATACCTATTAAATACCACAGCGCTTCCTTCACTTTTATTTGTTGTGGGATAAACCCTAACAATAAGAGTATTTAAATCGATGTCTTCATCTATAATTTCATATCGAGTTCCATCGTCACTAGCATCTACAGCAAACGTTCTCGAAACTAAATTACCTTCTTTTACAATAATTGGAGAATCTTCAGTTGTTTGATAATAATAATCCCCGTCTTCGGCTACCTTTTCAAGACGAATAATATCATCAAGAACAACAAAATTAAAAGAGACGTCATTAAACTGCGATGAAAATACACTGCCTTTTGGAATAACATATTCAATTGGCGAGGTTTCTTCGGCTTGAAATTTACCATCAAGAATGGCAATTGGTGAACTATAACTACGAGGAACATACCCTAAAAGTTTTGCAGAACTAACAATGCTTGATCTTATTTGAGCGCTGTCAATAAAGCTTTCGTTAACTGCCATGTGAGCAGTCACCGCATTATAATGAGTATTATATGCTAGAACATCAATTAGATTATTTATGTTTGAACTTTCATAATCCCAATCAGTCAATTCAGACTCACCGTTTTTGAAATAATCAACAATGTTCTGCTTAATAGTTTCAAAATCTAATTCTGAAACTTTTAGTTGTTCTCCTGCGTTTGCCATAAAATTATCTTAATCGGTTTAGTGTAAATGAGACTTCTTCTTCTGGAGCATATCCAGCGATAAATGTTATTGATACTTCATAATTCGTATCAAAATCTTGTTGAAAAACTTCAATCTCTTTTACTTTTACTCTTGGTTCTAATCTAGATAAAGCAATTTTAATTTCGCTTCTAATAGCAATTGCTGTAACTGGAGTAGGGTGTTCAAATAAAAGAGATTGCATTTTAGTTCCAAATGAAGGATTAAATGCGCGCGTTCCTACCGGAGTTAATATGATATTTCTTATACTATTTTTAATAGCGCTAATGTCTGTTGCTAAAATCGCTTGCCCAGAAATTGGATGAACTAAGCTATCACTAATATCGGTATAATATCTTTCCGAAATAACCTGCGGTGAATAACTAGGTGAGTTAAAGTCTGACAGAATGGTGTTCATATACTATTTATTTATATAAAAAAATTAACCCCATTTATCTTGTGCAATAGTGTATAGCGTTGACACTTGTGTTCCGCTTGAATATAAGTATGCTTGAACGCTTTGTAATTGCGTTTTACTATATGCTTCAACATGTTCAGCGCCAACATATAAATTTAATAATGAGAAATCTTTGATTCCTTCTGCAGCGTCAACAACCGTAACTAATCCCTTCGAGTTTATTCCAGCAGGATCATATATAGAACCATCTCTATTCTTTAATTGTAAAACGGTTCCTCCTTTAAATTTAGTACTCGACACACTATAACCTGATTTTAATTCTTCATTATATACGCCAACAAACATTGAATTATAACTACGAGTTCCCAATTTAATTCCAAATTGGTTACTTAATCTATTAGTGTCTTCTTCAATATTTTTATTTCTTTCGTCAATCCAATAATCAATTAGTTTTTGAGGACGATCTTCAGGAGATATTAAAAGGAATCTTAAATAATTCCAATCAGGACCACCATAGATTGTTATACCCGTTGATGCTAAAGCGCCTATTGAAACAGTTCCCTTTGTTATCTTGCTATCACCCGCCTTTTTATTTGCTGTGGGCGAAAGAATATTATCAGGAATCTTAAAGAAGTTGTTTCCGGTCCATGATTCGGGTCCTTCTTCTGCTTTTTTAATTTTAAAGTGTTTACCTATTATTCCTCCATCTTTATTTCCAAGATCTATTAATTGAGAAACTCTAGTTTTAAATTCTAGCTTGTCCGCTGAGCTCCACGTTTTTTCGTTTTTCCTTAGTTCTTCATCAGCCGCTTGTTGTAAAGCAACTTTAGGATCTTGGCTTCTTTCAGGTGCGTATGGTAAAACTTCTGGAGTTCTTGTTCCTGCAAGAGAATCATGATAATCTCGTCCGATAAATTGCAAGCTTGACATCACGCTCATTCCGCTTTCAGTCTTTGAGACATTCGTCTTATCATTAACAACATCGCTCATTCGAGCCATTGACTGTCGATAATCGGCTTTAGCTTCTTCAGCCGCATAGTTAACATTAACGGGTGGAGTAAAAGATGGGAACGCCTTTGGTGGTTCGTTTAGAAATTTACCAGGCGCAGGGATTTCTTTTGCAACTCCACTCGAGTCAATTTTAAAATCAACAACACTGCATGGATCAAAACTTGTAATGTTATCTACTAAACTGTTTAAATCTTCAACAGCATCTCCAAATTTTGATTGTATATTTGCAATAAGTGGAATCCTTTCAAGAATACCAGCGGCAGACGCTTGCTTTAATAAGTCAGACAAATTCTTTTCTTTTAACTCATTTATGTCATCACCTATTTTTTTAACGGTGTTCGACATTTCTTGCATCTTAGCAAGATTATCAGTTAAATCTTTCGCCGATGAATAATTAGAAATTTCTTTTAAAACTTGCCCTTGAACATTATCTAATACAAGATTATCAATATCCTTAAAACAATCGCCGGCGGAAGATACTTGAGAGATAGCTTGATTTAAACCTATCCCACTTAATTTGTTTCCAAACCCATTTACATTAATAGCCATATTATTTAATTATGCGGGGCCTCCAGTTGAAGAACCGTGAACTCCACCATACGGATGGATGTGTGATGATAGAGAAACAGCTGGACCAAATACATCTGCGTAGCCTGTGATCTTTCCATCTGCTTCAAGAGTTGAGTGGTTTTGTTGTTTACCAATTACATCAACGTCATTTTGATGCCACGTCTTCTTTTGAATTATAAGGTCACTTCCTGTAAAATTAAATTCGCCTAAACAATTAAAATTAATCGGGCCTTGAATTCCAGTATCTAAAGATTGTCCTGCAAGTGTTATTGCTCCATTAGGAACAGCCGTAACTTTTGATCCACCAATAACCTGCGTATCATTTATACCAGTGAATCCAACTTTATTACCGGCAACGTAAGAATTAAATTCTGATCCAAGTACTTTATGACGATGAGCGCCATTAATAGTTTCCTCAGCATCAGCATGAACATTTAATTTATAATTTTGTCCAGTCTTTAAACCAACATCACCCGTAACTGCTTTAAAATCGTTTCCATCAACACGAGTATCAACATTGCCTTTAACATTAACATTCATGTTTCCTCCAACATTAATATTTAAATCATTTGTTACATTTAAGTTACATGAATCGCCAATAACAACTGTAACGTTACCACTTACTACAATTGTCTTATCTTTAAATACTGCAGTGTAATCATCGCCTTCTACAACAACAGTCCTTCCACCTTCTGGAGTAAACTCTTCAAAAGTTCCGCTGGCGTGAGTTCTTTTAATTCTTTCAACTCCTAAAGTATTATCTTCAACAAACTGGTGTCCGCCTAAAGTCTTCCTTAATGATACGGTTTGAGAGCAAGACTCTAAGGCGCCCATACTCGTAGGCAAATTAAATTCGATTTGCCCAGGAGAAATGTTTTCAGATTCTGCCATACTCTTTATTTATTTATGCAGTTGGAGTCCCGGGTTGACCAGTTGCTATAGTTCCACTTGGAGCCATACCGCCCCTCTCAGGCGATGCTGCAATTGAAATTGAATCTGTAATTAAACTTAGAGCTCGTTTTTTAATATAAACGCCATGGCCTTCACGTGATCCTGCTGCGTTTGTATTACCTTCAATACATTGTACATATCCGCCATTTGAGTTTTCAATAGCCATACCAATATGAGAAAATTTAAAAACAACAATGTCACCCGCATATACTGTTTGCGGATTAACTCTTCGTTGAGCAAGATGAGGATGTTTATTAGCCCATTGTCTATAAGCAAATGCGCTTGCGGTCTTTGGTCGATCTTTATCTTCTAATACACCTGTTTGTTCAATAATCCATGTTACAAATGCAGCACACCATGGCTGACGACTAGCATAACCATCCCATCCGACGGAATCCCAATATTTTTGCAGACCTGGTCCTTGATTATTTCCATTTGTTTCTCTTACTTGTAATTGACTTTTACAAAGTGAAATTACTTTTTCTGCTGGACTACCGGCTACAGTTGCTGGAGCAGGGAACCCATCCCATCCGCTATTAGCTCCAACAAAACCCCCGCTTGCAGCAGAAGGCCCTCCGCTTACACCCATGCCTCCTTCACTATTAGTTCCTGGGTATGCTCCAAGAATAACAAAATCTTGATAATCGCCTGGGTCTCTAAAGAAACCAGTTACCCAAGAACCTTTAATTAGTTGAACACTTTGTGATCCAACTGAAGATACGCCAGCACTATCTACTGGAAATAAACATGTGGCCCATGGTAAATCTTCGGTTGGGAGCGCCAACATATCAGTTGTATGATACTCAAGACATCTAGCCTTTACTCGCCCCATACTTAATGGGTCGTTAACATCTTCAACTACAGCTGTTGCAAATCCTTCTATCATATTAATTTACTTTTTTAGTTTGCAATGGTTTAATTAATTTCAATTTAGTTGTATATTCTCCATTCTTAAATATATGAATAGCAACTGCAATTGTATAATCTCCAGATAAATCTGAATCAAGATCGGTTGAGCCAACTTTACTACCATCTGATGTTTCTGCTCCTTCAGCTGCAGGAATATTAATTGTTATTTTTCTTCCTGGGTTTAAATTAAAATCTCCATATAAAGAACACGAATGAGAAATATTTTCAGATAAAGATTTAAAGAAGATTTCACGTTGACTATAAATCTCTTTAATATCAATTGTGGTTAGCGTCCCAGGTGGAAG